ATACTTAGTTAAAAATTCTTCACCATCCTTGATCTTATCAAGGAATACCTGTACACGTGCACCACCACGTTTAGTGAGGTCATTATGCTTGAGGACTGCATACATGTTTTTCTCCTCTAGGTATTGTCTAAATTTTAACATCGGCGCCTCGTTAGAAGAATAGCTTATTGTCTATTTATACTAAAAAGGCGCCTTAGCGGCGCCTTTCTTGATCCTCTTTTTCACGCTTACGTCGCTGCTGTTCATGCCAGTTTTTGACACCAGCTGCTCGACGTTTAGACACTTCTTGAGGGTGATAAGCCTTAGCGATAGACTCGAAACCATTTTCTCGAGCCCATTCACCAAGGATGTCTGAACGATGTGCTTTTGCCACTATTTTGCCTCCTTTAGTGTTTTTACAATCGCGGTAATAATCTTTTCTTTTCTCGCAGTTTTAGTAGTTAGATAGCTACAAACTTCATCACAAAAAACTTTAGCTTCTTTAGCAGTTTTGAATTTGCGATAGCTTCTTTGAGAATGTTTTTTACCAGTTTTTGTAACATAATCATCTACAAAAAATCTTGGAGTATAGCCACCAGTTTGTCGGTCTGGCCAAATTCCAACTTTTTGGCCAGACTCATGAATCCACTGTTGAGCATCTGTTTGTTTTTGATCTAACACTATGCTGCCTCCGCAAATTCAATAGCTGTTTTCAGAGCATTCTTCTTGCGAGCTTGGTTGTTACCATACCAAGAAGAATAGAGACGATTATCTTCGTTACGACCTTGTACGTGGTCAGTAATATAAGTAATCGAGTTAAAGGCTTGCCACCAAGAACCTTCGGCATATTTTGCACCAGGTTGGGTTTCAAGCACGTCGTATGCAAGCTTTGCATTACGAGACAGAGTATCAACACTCAGTGCTTTACCTTGTACACGCTTATCAGCGGTGCGTGGGAAAACAGTGTTGAGGTACTCAATGTAAGAGTCAGCTGTGAAGCGTTTCTTACCAAGGAACTCAGCCATGTCTTTATATGTGCTGAGCTTTTCGGTAGCGATACCAAGAGCTTGCTTTACTTCGTTTGCATCGAATTCAACACGATGACCGACTTTAACGGCACGTTGTGCGTTCTGCTCAAGCGAAAGGGTGAGAGTGTTGTTACATACAACACGAATAGGTGTAAAGCGTACATCAATGGCTTTGCCATATTGATGTGGATTTGAGAAGAGGAGATACGACTCAACAGTATCGCCACCAAAAAGTTCGAACGAATCTTTGACTTTCGCCAATGCCCAAACCATTTGTCCATCTTTTAATGAACCAGCTGTGTGCATTTCCATGTCACCAGCCATAACATACTCAGAGAAAAATTCGAATGCATCTGAGTTTTGTACTGGATTCCAGTTTTCACCAACTGTGGTAAGGATCTTACCATCAGTCTCGCGTACAAGACACTTAGAACCAGTGAATTTCTTTTGACCATTATATTCGATATAAGTGTCAACTTCTTGAACGTTCCAATCGACGCCTGCTTTTTGCATCATTTGCGAAGGCGTAAGATCGTTAGATACAGGTACACCAAGTCCATGCCATGGAACTTGACCTGCGTATGCCATTGTTTCAACCATATGTGCCATAATATAAATCTCCTTTAGGCTACGTATTTAGAGTACAGTTCAGACCAAACATCGGATATGATATCTGCAACTTCTTGCTCGTCAAGATGCTTTACCATATCATCATATTGTACTGCAAGCGCGCAGTACTCCATATAGCTATCGCTTTCTTTTGCGATCTTTTCACACTTATCAATGAACTGATCTTCGAGGTCCATGATCCATGCTTTTACTTTTCCCATCAATCTCTCTCCTTTTTCAATTGATATATAAATTATACCCTGTTTCTCAGGCAATGTAAACAGTTAATTTTAAAAAAAGTGAAAAAAAGTGATTTTTTTATCGACATATATTTTATACATGGTGTTGGCTGCAATCGGTATCACGTTGGGCTATCACCGCTATTTCTCTCATAAAGAGTTCAAAGCGTCACCACTTGCAGAGATCGTAATGTTATATTGCGGTCTATTATGTGGCGGCCGTTCTGCTCTCACGTGGGTTGGTGTACATCGTATGCATCATGCGTATGCTGATACACCTCGAGATCCTCATAGTCCAAAATACAATCCGTGGTGGAGAATCTTCTTCTCGATGTGGAGAGTCGAATCAATTCCTCGTAAGTTTATCAAAGATTTGATTTCGAATGAAAGAATAATCTTCTTCCACCGCTTCGGGCCCTATGTACTAATCGTCACATATATGGTATTATATCTTATATTCAGTTGGGGGGCAGTAGTATCCCTCCTCGGTGTAAGCCTACTTTCATATTTAGGTTTCGGCATATTAAATTTATATGGTCATGATAGTGATGGTCCTGTGAATCGTATTTGGATTAATCTATTAGCACCATTCGAGGGTAATCATAAGGATCATCATGTTAGTTCTAAAAATAGATGATATTGCTCCACACATGTCTGCAATTGAAAGATTGTTTAATACAACTCTTGGTCATAGACATGAAAGAAATTACATAGCAGATCCTCTTTTTGAATATACAAAGTTTGCAATGATGGGATTTGATAAAAATAAACTAGTATATTATAGTGCAGCTATTGAAAGGCCTGAATATAGTGGTAGCATTCGTATTATGTCTCGTCATGTAAGAGATAGAGACTATGATTTTGGCGGCCGCGCGCGGGATCTAAAGCGTGGTATTAATACTCTCGACGTAAGTACAGAAATTGCTATAAATAGAGGATATAAAGACATATGGGTTAGTCGCGAGGAAAATCCAAAACTCTTAAATTATTTTAAGAAGCATAGCCGCTATGATTGGACCGTGCAACTCGAAACATTACCTATAGGAGGTATTCAATGGGTATTAAGATTGGTTTAACTGGCCATACAAGAGGATTTGGCATGTATATCGCTGACGAGCTTTATGAAAGATTTGAAACGATTAATAGATATTCTGCCGAAGACGCCGAATTGATTGGCTTTAATAGAAGTACAGGCCATGATATTACGAATGCTCATCACGTAGAAGCAATTTTTGATACTGCGGATATGGCAGTTATTATTAATAATGCAGAAGCTGGAGATGGACAATTACTAATAGCTAAAGAAGCTCTAAAAAATAATGTTCCTTGTTTAACTATTGGATCTAAAATTACAGAAGTAGATGTTACTACTTTAGGTGATGATGAAATTAATAAAAAACAAAAGAAAACTGAAGTAAAAGAATTCGCTGAAGTAAATAACCAAGATTATATTACGTTTGGTTTTATTGCTCCGAATAATTATATTGATTTGAATCCTGCCGTTGAAGAAAAAGGTATGACACCAGAAAAGGCAGCAAAAATGGTGGTTGATAAACTAAATGACATGGGAATTATATAATACACTTTGTAACTATGGAGATGTACTCCAAACTAAAACAACGTGTGATGTATCAGACTTACTAAAAGAATTAGAGCCATACGAAAACGAATGGAAAAAATTTAATCCACATAAACCTCACATTCCACGAGACGGATTAAGCCTAACTAGTTTAGATGGTGGATTTGATGGCTTAGACTTAGATAGTCTAAAAGATTTATGGGAAAAAACTGGTGATTCATATTGTGAGTCTGATTTCGATACGCTGACACCCATATATGAGACTAGTAAACAAGTAAAAAGACTCGTAGATCCGTGGAAACCGTGGATCGGTCGTAGTCATTTTATTAGATTCCCACCAGGTGGATATTTTCCTCCGCATTGCGACGGTGATAGAGTAAATCCTCCTGAAGTTTTCAGAATAATTGTACCGCTAAAATTAGTTAATCCTCCTAAATTTGTATTCATGCTAGGTGGTGGACCAAGTATGCAACCAATTTATTGGGAACCTGGGCGTGCATATTTTTTAAACACACATAAACCTCATTGTCTATTTAATTGTTCAGTTGATGAAGAAAGTTTATGGCTTATTATGAATATTAAAGTATGTGATGAAAGTATACAGAAAGCAAAATATCAGGTTTATTAATGCTACCATATTTTATTGAAATGCCCAATTTAATTACAGCTGAAGAGATTGCTGAATTAGAGGGTATGATTGAGCATAGCGATTTTATTGCATACGATACAATTAGCGGCAAGAAAGATGGCAATCTATGTTGGGATATGAACATAGAAAAGTTTAATCGATTTGAATTAAAATCATACACATTTTTTGTGCATCAAGAACCGCATGCTTTAGTAGTGCCGCACACAGACAATCCAAAATGGAAACGAAATACTACACTTATTGTGCCATTATTTTGGTCACATGACTATGTTCCATGTACATTTGTGCATGGTCCATCGGTATCTACAGCAACTCCATATTTGTTTAATACACAGCAGTCGCATCATATAAACAATAATCATAAGCCACGATATAATTTTCAGATTTGTTTTGAGGAAGAGATAGAGGATGTTTACCGAAGATTATCAGATGATTAAACCATTTCATCGACGCGATGAGATGCAGGACTTATTTCATTTTTTAACTGACGAATTTATTAATGACTGCACATTTGGTGATCAGACATATCTGAATGTTTATATCAAACGTAATAGCAATTCGTTAAACAAGCGTGACTTCTATAATTCTTTACGCGGCTTTGATATGCCTAACGAAGATAATTGGGAAGACTATGCACAAGAGTGGGAATACAAATACGGTACTCTGTATAAGTTCCATCTCGGTCCTGACAATGCTCGAACAGGCAATTATACGCATAAAAACATCTATGCGTTTATTCCGCATCAGTTAAACGATGCATATTGGGATGATATAGATTTACCAGGTAAACGACAGAATATGTGGTTCAGTTATATGGAACACGATTGCACAATGGAATGGCATACAGATGGAGATACGGGATATCGATATCATCACGTGATTATGAATGACAGCAAGGCTGCCTCAATTTGTTGTGAAAGTGGTGACATCCGCGCGCGGGCTGGAGAGGCATTTATTCTCAATACAAATAGGCCACATATGGTGCCTTATTGCGAAAAACGTTTGCATGTTATTTGTAGTTTAGATGGAGAACATAGTACTGGTGTAGGCCACAACAATCAGTGGATACAAGATCAAAACAAGACATGGGCAGATTGGCAAAATGATAACGGTTATTGATAACTTCCTACAAGAAGAATATGTAGATGAATGTATTGAATTGTGTAGAGGTGAATTACTTCAACTCGATAGTAAAACTGGTTCTCATGTAGGTGAATACACTGAATACGAATGGCAGATGATTAAGACCGATATTCGTAAACACCATTTTCGATATTATCTTTTAGCTCGTATTGGTGCTGTATTAGGATTTTCGTTACCAACCGAAGATCTTGAACCTATGCAGCTTTTTGCTAAGAAGTTTGACGAGAATAGTTTTATTGCCCCACACAGAGAAGATCCAGCGGTGTATGGTGGTTGGGTATGGATGTACTATCTAACTGACGAAATAGACGGTGAACTAATCACGCCTGGTATGACTATACTGCCTCGTCGAAATCGTCTAGTGGTAATGACAACTGGAGAGATTCATTCGGTAGAGCCATGTTCGGGAGAACGCTTAAATCTGTCTGGTTGGCCGTTTGCTTCAGATCAGGTACGAGCCCTTTGGAAGCAGCAACAGAAACAATAGTATCCCAATCGACTGTGTATTTGGTGCTAAAACTCAGCATAGGTCGTTTTTTCATGCTTTGCTCTACACTATGCCAAATACCAGTACGAAAAAGAACAGGCTGTTTAATTTCATGAGAATAAATCTTTTCCATCTCATAGCCTTTATCATACCAAAAATCATAAGGATGAATATCGTCAGGGTTTTTCTGTCTCCACCACGAGGTCTGAATACCAATCGAATCAAACAATGGTATATTGAGAGCACCTTGAATAATCACATAACGGTCTTGCTCGTATTGCTCATGTTCGTTGACATCCAAATGGATGGCCGTCGTACCGAGTTTGCTCGGCTCATGATTAAGTATCCTTACCACTGGACTAAACCAATCGGCGAGTTCTCCTAACGGTTCCCATAATTCTGGATAATCTTCTCTTCGTACATCAGGTGCACGATCGGATCTTGCGTTAGGCAGTTCTATTTCGAAAATTTCATGTACGCGATCAATAAACTTTTGATCGATTTGAATATCGAGGTCGTAACAAGGATTATACACGTTCGATCAACTTTCCTGTTTTCTTCCACGCATTGACCCAATTGTCCCAATCAATGGTCATCTTACAACTAAACGACATCATTGCTCTTCGTTTTGTATATCCGGGAGCATCACCCAAATGCCATTTCCCAAGTCTGAACAAGACTGGTTTGGTTGTGATTTCGAAGTGGTCGACTTCTGTGAAGTTTGTGTGGTTGATTTTGTCTCGGTCCATATAAAAGTCATAGGGTCCAAGTGTATCGGGATCGTCTTGGTCGTACCATCGGGTAATGATTCCGTCAAGGTCAAACAAAGGAATATTGAGACCAGCATCGACTTTTACCCATTCACCCTTTCCTGGATAGTAACCGTGATTGTTGTTGGCATAATGCATTACGCCAGTACCATGAGTTTCGGGTACGTTGTTAAGAATTCGACATGTCGGTACTAACCAATCTGCCATTTCACCAAGAGGTTCGAACAATTCAGGGTGTTCTTCTCTCGTAGTTTTAACCGTAACACCTTCTTTAGTGTATAGCTCTTTCCAAATATTAAGAGCATTTTCTTTGTAATCTTTTGGAATATCAATGTCAAGTTCATAACAACAATTATACATGTTCTAAATCATCCTGTCCGTCAAGGCTAAACATTAATGCAATTCGTGGCTTGTCACTGTTATTTACCACTCGATGAGGATAACCAATATTTAAAAAGTATGCCTTACCAGCTTCGAGCACATGTTCGGTTACTTCGCCATCTCGTTCAAAATAATTCTTTACATTATCATCTGTATAGATTGGTACAATACAACGTACGGCATAAGTAGGATCATAATCGACATGCCATGGAATCTCTTTACCAGGCGCTAACTTCGTAATCCTGACCCGGCTAGCAGGCGCTTTACATTGCTCGACGACATCCCTGTGGTATGATTTGAGGTATTCTTCTGTTGGGACGTTGTAGAGATGTTCTTCTCGCCTTGCGATTCTTTTCTTAATGCTTGGCTCAAAAGGTAATATCTCAGATGGTTCTGTGAAATTGATTTGTTCGAAGTTGTCATATACATCCCTCACTAATTCTTCATGATTCATACACAGCATAGGATTTGCTGTCTTTACGTCTTTATACGAGTTGGCTAACTTATCTGTTTCTTCTTGCAAATATTTTAGATCGATGCCAATATCGAGTTCTGCAATTGTAGGTAGTTGTCTTTTATTACGCACGATCTCTCTCCATATATGGTGTAATCGGATCTGTTCGTGGAATCAAAATGCCTTTCTCTTGGGCATATGCGACAGCCGTAGCAAAACTAACATACGGCGAAAATACAAAGCTGGCCATATTTCTGGTGCCAGTTGCAGAAATCTTATGGAACATCTGAGTATTAAGCAATGCTGGATTACGATCAACCATAAATTCGTCTACGACAAGCATGCTATCATGTTCACCATAACCAATGTAAAGTCCACGATATTTTCTCATAGACATTTCAGTGCCAAATAGAGTTTTATCTCCAATACAAGGACTACACATAATATTAAGTGTGGTACCTTTTACTTGATATGGATAAATCTCTGGCTCTTCGTTGTGGCTACCTTGATCCCAATGATCATTACCTCTTTCAATACCAATATGCCAATCATAGCTATTGGTAGGACTAAACTTAGATAAGCGAAGATTAGCTAAAAAGTTTTTATTAAATAGACCAATAAACTTCTGCGTCCATGGCCCACAATCTTCAAGCGGATAGTGACCATTTCCCCACGCGTTTACTGATTGACTATTAAAATGGTCTTTTTGATTTCCGTCTGGTACCAAATCGAATAGCGGCGTAATCTCTTCGCGCACTCGTTCGGTGAAGTCTACATTCAATTCATAGATCTGATAGAAGCCTAAGTCATGCATAATACATAATCCTCTCTGATGTTCTCAGCATAATAACCTTTATCTGTAACATACTTATAAAATTCTTCTTGATGATTATATGCACCCATTAGAATAGTCTCTGCGATTGGTGCCCAATAATCGAACTGCCTAATATTTTCATCGAGTAACGGAGATACATCGAAGATGGCAAGATCTACAAAGGGAAACTGCCATTTAAACGGTGAGGTGTCAAGGATAATCGATACATTATCCAAGTCTTGAAACGTTTTTACCAATAAATTAAAATCGAAATAATCATGGTATTCTTCTGGAAAATGGCGAGTAACTGCTCTCTTCCAATCTTGTTTCTTGAGATGTGCATCAAGACCCGTGCTTGCAGCCGCACTCGCTTGACCAATACTATATTCGCCTCGATCTGTATCTGGCATATGATTTAGTTTGTGGTCGTGATAAGACTGAATTGCAAAGAAATGACAATCGGTTAATTCTTTCGCTAACTTATATGTGATACCGCCATAATATGTGCCAATCTCTGCACACATTTTCGGTTGTATTTCACGCGCTACATCAAGGTGTACCTGATGATTAGCACCATCATGCATACTGTACATAATCTTTATATTTCTCCACGCTTCTGTCTAATAATTCTTTATGTCGTTCTGGATTTACTTTACCTAAAATAAAACCAACTAATCTGTCTTCTTCGTCCTCATCTACACCATGTGGTTGTGTCTGATTATTTATGAGAAAACAATCTGTGTCTTCTGGCACCGTACAATATCGTTTTTCTTGCCATGTCATATCACGCGTATAGTCATACTCATCACACATATAAAGTTTATCTCTCGAGCCTTTGATAATAAATCTATAACCAACTGGTTCGTTTTCTAAAATTTGATCGAGTGCCTCTTGTGTAATCGCAAGATGATGTTTATGTGTAGGGTTGACAGCATTACCATCAATATGCGGCGGAATAGCGTGTTTGGCCCGAGCGATACGAATATAATAAAAGTCATCACACGGAATATACGATTGAATCCAATTAACAAGCATTGGATAATAATGCCATGCTCGTGCAGTAAAGTCTTGTGGTTTGCCGAGTGGATTATTATTTTCTTTGAGACCAAGTAAAGTCTCTTCGCCCCACCAAACATAGAAGTCTAACTCTTCAAAATGCTTGAGAATGTCCTCCTTTTGTGGAATAGGAGGTACATCGACTGGTGTAAAAATTACTTCAGACATGCAAATGGACTCCGCAATTCTTTCATATCAGACGGTATGTTAAATTTACCGCTATCTCTCATATATATTAATTCCTTACCACGTCCTAAACTCTTATGCAAGAACTCATAATCAAAGCCTGTCAGGTGATATACATCTTCGGGTTTGAAGATCCTTTCGAGTGCAGCCTCAACCTCGTGTATCTTCATTTCTGGTGGGAACTCTCTATCCCACTCTTCGCCGAAAAAGTTATGGAACGTATTGAATCGATTCCACTCGAGATAGATTTGTTTAATCTCTTCGAGGTCATACGAATAACATTCATAGATCATCTCAAACGTTTCACCGTCTGGTAATACCATACGCTTTGTTTTGATCTTATATTTCTCTCTATATTCTGGTGTTGCCATTGGCGTATTAGGTAACACATAAAGCGGATAACCACGGCCAAACGTAATCCCTAACTCTTTATGCTTCTTTAGCGTCTGGCGCCACGAATCTGCGGTTTCGCCTGGTAAACCGATAATTAGCTCACTGGAGATATCAATATTATCAAGTTCGTTAATAATTTGTAATAATTTTTCTGGTTTGATGTTATTTCGGTCAATAGTGTTCAACACTTCGGGCGACAGAGTTTGTAGACTAATTTTAACATTACGCAGCCTATCATTGAAGTTATCCATCGTCAGGTTCATTATTTCTGGTAACCACTTACTTCCGTTCTTGGCAAAACCAGCAAATGTCAACCACATATCATCGCGCTGTTTCTTATCAACAATATGTTTGACAAAGTTGAGATCTCGCTCGAAGATACCAAAGTTGGCATCGAGAATCTCTAATCGTTTGGGTTTGTGTTTAAGCACATGTTCGATTGTGGCATTTGTTTCTTCTTCGCTTGCCTTAGTAATCTTACTACGAGCCTCACCACCCCAATCACAGAATGCACAACCATATGGACAACCGCGATTTGTTTCGAATGCCACAAATCCGTCCTTGATAATATCATCAAACAAGCCATCTGTGTATGGTGTAGGAATAGCATAGGTCGAATCAGCAGTAGGATCTAATAGCTTCTCAAACTCGATTTCACCTGGACCCATAATAAAATGGTCCACATAATCTCGTTCCATATCTGTAGTCACATTTGGACCACCATAAATTACCATACCATCAGGTCTATATTCTTTATAGATCTGCGCAATCTTATCATTTGCTACTTGATTCCACACATAACAAGTCAGCCCAAGAATATCTGCTTTCTTGAGCTTCTCATGTATTTCAGGTTTATCCCATTTGTTTTCGAATATAGGTTCGAGAAACGTATAGTTATCTCTAATCTTTTTATTCTTATTACAATGTGAGATAAGGCAGCCAACTGGATATGGAACCCAATCGTGATAGACGCTGCTTATAGTTCCGAGTAGAACGGTGCGAGACAAATACGGTTTACTCCTCCGCGTTTAAACTTGTCATACATTGGGTCATCAGATGTTGCTAACCATACACTATCGCTTGGTGTCAGATTTAACTCATCACAAATATCAAGCTGAGGTAATCTCAACTTATTATAAATGTAATCAACATCAAATCGACGCATCAAAAGTTCTGATAAATCATTTGCATAATAATTAAAGTATTTAGCTTTATGTATTAGATCATCAAGGCGTGGTATTGGTTTACGAGAAAACAAATAACCAGTTCTAACATTGCGTAAACCAAACGCCTTTGAAAAACTATAGAATGCATATTCGACATTATCGGTTAGCTCGATATATTCATCGCCGATGCTGCCTACATATGCCAAATCGAGAGCCACAGGAATATAGTTAGGAATACTACGCATATTCCCATCGATTGCACTTGGTACTGACATATATTTAATGGCTTCACGACCATTCAGACGAGGTTGTACCCACTGATAATCGCCATTGTCCATTACGATTGAGCGTTCTTCGTGGGCCATCCACCAATTGAGGCCTTCAGTGATTCCATTCATAGGATAAACAAAGAAATCATCGAGATCTACAACTGGCCGTAACCAATCTACAATATTTGTTCTATATGGTCTTACGCTATGCCAATCAGTAGACACTTCGTTTAGCGTGTGTTCGATTTCTTCGAACATTATAGTGCGTACAGCTCTACTCTGTTCTAAGATGCTCGTGGTCACTAGCGATTCGCCATAAAATTCTTTCGCCCATACCATCGAAATCCCACCTCTTGTGTATAGTTACTACCTGTTCGGCAATATTCAAATCACCTTCTTCCCACCAATGGTGGTACATATATTTTTCATTTAAGATGTGTTTTTGTAAGTGTTCAATAATATCGTAATCGCCATCCACAACCTCAAAGATCTGATAGAATGGAAAGAATAAACCTTTCTGTCCACCAAATTCTTGCACAAGCTTGACAGGATTATCACGCTTTACATGGTCTTTAAAGAGTGGCGTATCACTATATCTACCCGCTTTGTAACCACAATATACATGCATATCCTCGAGTTCTGACTTCATTGACTCAGATAAGTCGTTATATGACATGACATTATTTAGCCATGATGTACGACTACCTTTTGTGCCAGTGACTGCATACAACCAAATCAATTCTTTACGTTTTGGGTTGCTTGGCTGATTCGCATGCCAATCGAGTGCATGTTTATGTGCAAACAAACTAGGTTTGCCTGTTAGTTTATCTCCACCGACACGTAGAATACCTTCACCAGCCCATACATCGCCAGCTCCACCGTGTTTTCTATTCTTGTCGTTGGGATCTTGCTTTTGTACACTACCTACTGCCTCTGCAATACGCAGCATCTCTTTCTCGTCGAGATCTTGGTCATGAAAGTTTAAGACGAGATATTTGTAGATGTCTTTAAATAGATCTTGTATCTCATCTACAGGCATGCCTTTTAATTTAATATCATAGTCGGCAGCCCAACCGTCGCATAATAGTTTCATCATCACCTCATAATTAGTTGGCGGATTCTGTTTCGAGGCTCCGCCGGGCCCAGTAAACTATGCCGCGATGGCGTAATTTACAGGTGCAAAGTTATCGTTTGCATTTACAGTTTGTGACACTCTTCTAACCTTCCACATCTGTCGATCCTAGTTCGCCCCCATCATAAACACACGAATAAGTAATGGTCCGCATCTATAACTTTTATAAGGATTGCCGCTATTGAATCTAAATTCGCCCCATTGAAATGGTGTTCCTTTAAACCAACTTATCCAGTGCCAATCCCAATTCATTACATCCTCATGTGTTTATGGTGGAGGCGGCGGGTACTGCCCCCGCGTCCAGTCTGGTTCCAATTAGCATCATTGCATCAAATGTATTTATATTATACCAAAATTAACTACCATTGTAAACAGCTTTGTGTATAAATACAATTGCAACTGAATCAACTCTAACCGTGAAAGGTTATAAAAATGCGTAAGCTAGCAACAATGATTGCTGGTCTTATTATGGCATCATCATTTGCGATGGCTGATCCCATCGTTACTGAATCGACATCAACCAGCAACGTCACTACAAAAGGTGAGACGGAGACGACCGTTAAGTCGCCCCCACCCAGCGCTATCTCCCCTTCTATCAATAACTCCAACTCAGACGTTTGTACTATTGCTTTTAGCGGAGCTGTACAAACACAAGTCCTAGGTATTTCTGGTGGCGGACACGTCCGTGACATGAATTGTGAACGTCTAAAACTTTCTAAAACCCTTTACGATATGGGTATGAAAGTGGCGGCCGTTTCCAATTTATGCCAAGACAAACGCGTGTTCGATGCAATGGAAATGGCTGGCACTCCATGCCCGTTTATGGGTAAAATTGGAGACGAGGCTCGTGCACTTTGGGAAACATATCCCGAGTTGAGACCAGAGGATTTGAAAGATAAGGAGAGAAGGAATGATCAGCTTAAAGGCGCTGCTGCCGGTGCTGCTGGTATTAGTCTGCTTTGGCTCCTCTTACTCTAACGCACAAACGGCACCAGACGGAACCGAATATATCCAAGATTCCGTAGATTATAGTTTTGGTTCGCAGAATTGGGATCCACCTGATTCTGTAACCGAGCTAACTATTGCTGACGATCAGAGAGCCAGCGTACCACTCGACTTTGCCTTTCCCTTAGGTCAAAGACTATACACACACTCGTGGATGCATTCTAACGGAGTGGTCACATTCATGTCCACTTTCAATTGGATGTGTTGTAATGGTCTTGACTTAGAGAATTACAATTACAATGGTACTGCCGAACCTTATTTTAACCATATGATTGCTCCGCTATGGACCGATACAATCAATACTAACGTCGATATTGATGGCGATGGTATTGATGATTCAGGTCATTATATCGAATCATATGAATATGAAGACGGAACAGAATCTCAACGATATTTCTGGCGTAATGTCGCAGAGTATTATAACAATAATGCTCTTAACTCATTTGCGCTTGAGATATACGATGATGGTCAAGTCGATATCTGGCACTTCGATATTGACATCCGAAATCATGACATCTTTGTTGGTGCAGTACAAGATTTCCAAAATGACGATGATCCAGTGAAAGGAATCTTGTTTCACGACCGTACAACTGGAGACTACTCGTTCACGGCTACTAATGCTGATGACGCCCTTATTTGGTCAGGTAAACCGTTCGCGATATATCCATCGGAATGCGTGACTAATTCCCTATATAGCGCATCTTGTCCGGGATACGCTGAAGCTTTGTTTCAGCAACAGTGCGACGCAGATCCGCTATATGATTCCAGTTGCCCTGGCTACGCCACTGCGTATTACAACCAGCAGTGTTCTGCTAATCCGTTATACGATCCCGGGTGCCCAGGTTACCAACAAGCCTATTACAACCAACAATGTACAGCAGATCCATTATACGATGTTGGTTGTCCAGGTTATGAGACTGCATACTATAATCAACAATGTTCTTTAGATCCATTGTATAAGCCTACATGTCCAGGTTACGAAGAAGCCTATATCGAGCAACAGTGTACATATGATCCATTGTATTCGATATCTTGTACAGGATATGCTGCAGCTTATGCAGAATTACAAGCTAAAGAACTCGAAGAAGAAGCAAAGAAAGACGAAGATGACGTTGATATTCTTGATGATACTGTTGTTAACGATTTGGTATTTGACGACGATATCAAAATAGACGATCTTATTGAAATCAAACCCGAAGATTTGCTTCCATCTGTACCCGAAATAGTGGTTGTAGAGGTCGAGGAAGTTGCACCCGAACCAACACTCGAAGAAACTATTGAGGCAGAAATTGCACCACCTCCTCCAGAACCTGAGGAAGAGGAAATAGTTTTTGACTTCTCGTTTAACGAAGAAGAAGAGGAAGAAAAAGAAGAAGAACCAGTTGTTGAGGAGGAAGTCAAAGATGAAGACGAAACGACTGAGTCCAGTGATAATGTGGACGAGCAAGTGGATAACGAAGGGGACGAAAAGAGTGATGAACCAGAGGAATCAGACACTCGAGAAGCCGAACCTGATTCTGACGGGCGAGATAAACCCGAACAGTCGCCTAGCCAAAAGAGAGAAAAAGTAAAGAAACTTTTGGCTAAGAAGGCTGCAGAATTGGCATCAGATCTTGCATCGGCCCAAACACTGGAAGAACAGCAACGAATCCAAAATGAAATATTTGCGATTCAGAATTTTAACTACGAGTTTAAGGGATATTCCGTAGGACTAGGATATGATAACTATATCATTCCGGATGCACAAAGTCCTGCCTCAGGCAATCAACGAGGCCTGAGGAATGGACTTGCTCAAGAGCTCTTACACAGACAAATGGTGGATATGCAATGGCAAAGGTAACACATGTGTTATTATTGTTTTTGTTATTAGGAGGCACTGCCTTAGCGAATGAAAGTAATGAAAGAATGAAAGAATGTCTAAACTTATATGGATACACACTCGATCAGTTTGACACTTTTAATTTTTCAGCAGCTGCAGCTTGTCATCAAGGTCATAGGACAATTGAGTTGTTAGCTGAACGAGAACGAATTAAAGAGTTCTTAGCAGAAAAACCTCACTTTCGTGGAACAAATTGGAAGTGGGAAGAAAAAGCCGAATACACCTGTAGGCATATAAATACCTTACAGGGATCAGCAGTAGTATGTCAAAAACCATACTATATCAATTAGGAGGAAATAATGGCTGAGGTAGAATATGCTGGCGTAAAAGTTAGTGGCGGAAAATTACTCATTATCCTCCCATTAATTGGCTCCTTAGGTGGCGCATTATGGGGTGGATTCGAGGTCTATAAAGACTATATGGATATGAAAGAACAAATCCAAAACTACACCGCACCAGATTTAAGTGGAATGCATGAAGAGATTGCAGTCCTTAACCAAAAAGTTAATTCACTGAGAGACATTAGTCAAGGCCATGTAGAAATTATTGGCGTATATGGTGATAAGCTCGAGTTTATGCAAAATGGCATTGAAGCCAACGAAGCTGCAAACCGAGACATGAAATCAGATATGCGCGATGATATTGCACATGTAGAAAAGATTGTTGATAGTGTAGAGAACGATATTCAGGATATTACGACAGACGTAAGAGCCATGATCGATAATGCAGAGGAACGTTTTGAAAATAAGCGAGACGCCCTGCAAAATGATTATAACCAAGCAGCTCAAGACTTAAGAACTGATTATGATAATCGTGCAGAGCGTCTCAATAGCAATATCTCACGCGAGTTGCAAGCTTTAGAACGTAATCTGCAGACAAAACTGCAACGTGCTCTGGACAATCCACTCGCTAATTAAGGCATTAAGAACGTGCAACTGAATCAAAATGCGCGTGCTGAGTTATTACTATTCCTTTCAGTCTTGACCGTCTAGCGGATATTCAAACTTATCCTTATGTTGACGGTCATGCATAGCAAGAGCAATGATACCATAGTGGATGACTTTCTTAAGGTCATCCCTATTAAATCCTTCTTTCTTGCCATAGCGCTGACAATACTTAATTACATTACCAAGTGCAAAGCCCATTCCATGGCCCATGTCTTCGATAATTTCTGTCGACTGATATTTATCTTGAGCATAATGTGCGTCATATGTCTTATCAATATAAGACTGCATTTCTTCAAGTAGAGCTTTCTCATTGAAGGCATAGTCAATATCATCTTTGATTTGAAAGGTGATATTATAATCCTCAGGATTATTTAATGCTGTTTCCATATAATCGTCATGGAGTTCGAGTTTAAACTCGTTATTTGTTGAGATATTCATTATATTCCTCCAAATCTTTTTGAATGACATCATACGCCTCAACCGCAGCACGTGCCGCAGGAGACATCGCTTTAAATTTTGCAAACGCAAGAGCACAAAATTCGTTACGTGCAATGTTATAGTTTTCACAAGCAAACTCCTGTCCACTAAGGACTTCAACTTCAAGACGACTCATCTTATTCCTCCATCATCGCAAGCTTTGGAAGAGCCCAAAGCATCATAGCCAAACCAGGTACAGCAAAAGCAGGAATGTACCAAAGTGGTGCAGACTCAGCTGCACTACAACCAACAATCACAAGTCCAAGACCAATAATAAACCTAATCATTATGCTGCCTCCTTACCAACTTCAGGAAGATCTGAGAAACCAAACTTAGCAACTACTTTCCATTCGCCAGTTTCCATGTTCAAAATGATATCACCTACTGAGATAGAGTGCATACGAGTATCGGGAATACGACGAATACTTTCTTCAGGACCAATGTTGCCAATCTGAAACACTTCGTCAAGATTGTTAGCATCGATCTCGCATACTGGACGATACATGAACAAATCGTCACCGTCAATTTTACCATGGAAAGTGATATCAAAATGCTTCTTCATAAGAGCATCTGATTTGAAGTTGCCATTAACTACGAAGTTGTCAATGTCAGCTTGATATACCATATAAGTTGTCATCAGTTTTCTCCTCAACTCTGATTATAGGTATATTATACCCCAAGAATCCAGGATTGTACATGCTTTTTTTCACTTTTTTTTAATTTTTTTCGACAAAATCATCAACCATCGGAAAGATTTGAGAGATTGCCTTAGCACACATCAATGCGATACCTTGATGCTCTCTCTGTGTACCATTACCAGATCTTAGTTCAATAAAGTGAATCCAAGAACGGAGTGTACCGTTAACATAGAGACGAGACATAGTACAACCTTCTGGTAATACTGCTCTCGCTTGTTCTTTCGCAATACCATGCGAGATAGCCCATTCATATACTTCTCTCGACTTCTCAATTACTTCTTGCTGCCTCATATCCCATGCATCTTGTACCCATGTAGGTGCTGCATCAACAGAGTTTTGTCGATTCTTTGGATCTTGCAGTCGTGCACCACGTCTGACAAATGTAAGATCATCTACTGGATTTGCATAGCGTTGACTAAACTCTTGAAACGAGAAAGAACGATGGCGTAGAATTTGCCGTGCAATATCTCGAGTCGTTTCAATTTCTAGGCAAGCAGACACCATTTCGAAAGGCGACCAATGTTTGTGTTTTGCAAGATAGTGTAGCAATTTGGCCGACGTTTCGGAGTTGTGTTGGTTCGAGGGATTCGAGACACGGGCGCAATAAGCGATGAGTTCTTGAATGTCATTATCCTTACCGACATGTAGGCTTTCTCCTGTTTGTGAATATGAAATAAGTCTTACGCTCATAGTTTAAAGTCTCCAAACTTTTCGGCAGATAATCTATCGCCAGATGGTGAGTTATCGAAAACTGGTGTATCATCTACCAGTGTTTGTTCAGTTTCTTCTACATCGAATAGCCGCATCTTTGCACGGTCAATACCAACAACGAAACGCTTATGCATTGTAGGATCGTTATATCTATTCTTCAATTGTTTGACCATAATCTGACCGTCTTTTTCAAGTTCTTCGGTCGAGATAAGAGCAAACATTAGATCTGCTGTAGCGGGTAATCCAAAAGACTCGGACGTATCTTCAAGCCCAACATCCGTGTTACCAAAACCACTACGAGTCGTTTGCGTTGCAGAGAAGACCGGTAGGTCGAACTCGACTGCAAGACCACGTAACTCTTCAGCAATTGCCTTAACGTAAGTGTATGAATTGATTGCACCGCCCATACCTTTCATTCTTGATGATGCGCAGATATTAAGATAATCTACAAAGATTACATCTGGCGTAAATTGTTTCTTTAGCTTAAGCTCATTGAGTAGTGCTCTAAAATGACCAGCATGTGCAGCACCAGTAGGATATTCTTTTACAATCAATCGACCAGTCGTCTTACGCGCAAGATCTGCCACCTTTGTAGTAAACATATCTTTCGACATATTCTCGAGCTGATCAATTGGTATGTTTAGAAGATTCGCGTCAATGCGTTCTGCAATACGCTCTTCGGCCATTTCCATAGTGATGTATAATACGTTGTGCCCTTCTGTCAAAGCAGATGCAGCAACATGGCACATATAAAGAGACTTACCAACACCTGTACCAGCGAGAGCAATATTAAGAGTTTTGTTCGGGACTCCACCTTTTGTAATTTTGTTAAAGTACTCGAGGTCAAAAGGGATTCTAGATTCTTCGTGATT